ATGGAAAAGGCACTCGACATCAACGGCAACGAAATCGACTTTGAGGCTGCTGTAAATCTGATGGACGACGAGATCCGCGAGGAGCTGCACGAGAAGATGGCACCATGCAGCAACCAGGAATTTCTCGAGGCGTATGCTAAGGCTCACGCAGAGAAATTCGACGGTGAGGAATTCGCTCCATACTACGGCGAGGCTTGGTAATGCCAATCAAAGACCTCACAGGGATGAGATTCGGGCGGCTTGTTGTCAAGGAGGCGACAAGCCGCCGGACTAGTGACGGAAATGTGATATGGCGCTGTCAGTGCGATTGTGGGAATGTGACAGAGGTACCCGGTCACTCGCTGACTAGGGGAAACACAAGGTCATGCGGATGCGGCGAGGAGGAGAATCGTCGCGAATCAGGCAATAATAGAAATAAGGCAGTCGTTAAAGAGCACTCGCGAGCTGATAGTTTTCTCTCGCCGAAGCCTAGAGCTGATACCACATTAGGTATTCGCGGCATTTTAAGGCGGCCGTCTGGTAGGTATGCAGCTCGGATTACCTTTAAGGGGAAGACGACATGCCTCGGGACGTATGATTCCCTCGAGGAGGCTGCAAACGCGCGCCGTGAGGCAGAGATAGAGATATTCGACCCGTATCTAATCGCAAACGGCTTACCGCCAACGAGCGAAGAAGAATGGCAGAAAATACTCGCCAGGGCGCTCGAGAAGGAAAAGGACAATGCAGACACCAGCACAAAAGCGCGCCCGGGCAAAATACGAGCGCGAAAAAACAAAGCAGTACAAAATTAGGCTCTCGACCATCTCAGACGCTGATATGATCGCCTATCTTGACGGGCTCGATAACCGCCAGGGGCGGCTAAAAGAGCTCATCCGTGCCGATATGGCACACTCACAAAACCCCAGGTAGACGGCTCGCCCTAACGCGATCTAAGGGCATGTTTTGGGTATGAATGGGTACTTACTACCCCAGACAAGCCCCTAAAAATAGCCCAGGGCACAAAAATAAGGGGGCGGGCATAACGCCCGCCCCCTTTTGTGTGTTGTTTACAGCTGCAAAGCGCCGTTCTCGTCGGTTGAGAATGTCCCCTCAACCAAGCTGCCACCTGGCTCGAAGATGTACCACTTGCCATCAATACGCTTGATAGTATCGCGTGCCATTGCTCCTGATTCGTCAAAATACGCCCAAGAGCCTTCGGGCTTGTGCCACCCGATAACCATAGCGCCTAAAACGTGATTTCCTTCATCGTCAGGTGTGAGCCAGAAGGCTTCGCCGCCCTCTGTGTACCAACCTGTGTCCATGGCACCAAAAGTACCGTCGTGCTCGGTATGTAAGTGATACCAATACCCATCGATAAACTGCCACCCAGAAAGCAGGGCGCAATCATCACCGAAGCGATACCAGGTGCCGTCCTCAACATGCCAAGCGTTACAAAGCGCGTACCCGTCACTGTCAAAGTAATACCATTTGTCATCAATGATCTGCCACTCGTCTTTTTGGTAGCTATAGCCGCCATTGTCTTGGTACCACTTGTACCACCAGCCGCCATCGTCATGCTGCCACCCGTATTCGCTCACGGTGCCACCTCCGGTAATGTAATCGTGTAATTCTGACCATTCATTGCTTTTTGCACCTGCATAGTACTCTGGGCATTCTTTGCGGCCTGTGTGACAATCCCAGTGTCTCACCACATGATCAGCGTCGATACTATGGCGCTCCATGAGTAGAGCCACGAGCTCGCGTAGTTGATCGCGCTCGGCATCGCTAAATGACCCGCCAGCGTTACATACCTCAATGCTAATAGCCTGACGGTTGCTAATCAGTTGCGTATATCCAGGCCAAGTGCCCACAGCCCAGGCGGTATCGGTGTCATTGAGCAGCTGATAGCACTCATAGCCGTCAAGCACATAGTGATAGCTGCTCGAATGCTGGCTATTCTGTGCATAGGATGCTTCTGATCGTGCGGGCGCGCTATTTGATGTGTAGTGCACGGCTATGTATTCGCAGCGGTTTCCCCCTGGCGTGTAATTGCCGCTATGCGCTGTGTAATCGTGGTTAATGTCCATCTAGCCCCCTAATCGTCCGAGTGCCGCCCCGGCTAACAGCATCAGGACGGCACCCATCAGCGCAAGCTCTGCGCTATTCCTCGTGCCCATAGCTAAGCGCCCGCTCAGAGTCGCCCGCACCTGGGGTCGTGGGGTCAACCACAACACCTAAGATTGCCAGCAAGGCAAAGGCGGCGTTGACAATGCCCGTGAGCTGGCTACCCAACTCGGCGAAGTCCCACGTATAGCCAAAGGGTACGGCTATCGCCTGCACCAGTAGCAACACGGCGGGAATAAGCCCCAGCCAGAACGTCTTGCTCTTCATGCGAATTTCCCAATTAATCATTTCACAATCTCCTTAATAAGATGAATTTCTGTCGCCATCTGTCCCATCTCGCCGTCGATCTTTGCAAGGCGACCCTCGATGCGCTCAGATCGGCTTTTGTCATCGTCAATCTTGTCAACCATGCGCTTGACAAGCTGGTTACTCGTCTCGATCGCCGCCGTGGCGCGCTTTTGGCTCTCGAGCCACTGACCCTCGAGCTTCGCGCGATCCTCGCTCTCCTCACGCTTGCGTACCTCTCGCGCCTCCTCGCGCTCTGTGCGGCGTGTGTAGTAGTCCACCACCGCAGGTGAGATACGTATCCAGATAGCGAGTGCCGCAACGACGATTAGCCCGGCAGTAGCGAGCGCCGGGGAGTCACGTGCCACGGCGATGGCAATCTCGATAATGCTCTGCTCCATCACGACCACCTATATTGCCGGGTAACTCGTGCAGACATACCAGTAGCGACTGTTAGAAAAGCCCGAAAGAGTGACAACGCCATCAGTTTTGAATCTGGCGTAACCTGTCTGGTTATCAGATATGTACATAATCGGTGCCCGCCACTCTAATTTCGGTCGTGCCCAAGCTGGCAACGTAGTAAAGCTTGAAGGGTTGTCTAAGTCAGTCGAAGGCGTAAACCCGTCGAAGCAAGATGCGCGGAAATACACGGTGTCACCGATACGACATACTCGCGCGTCGATCGCTCCGTCACTCGTGACCCAGACCTCACTCCACTTTGTCTGCTCGGTAGCGGTGGCAAGCGCCTCAAGCGGCTTCGCCACAGTAAAGAGCTTCTCGAGCTTCGGGTTGATCCCATCAAGCGCGATGCGATAGAGGGGGAAGTCTGCGGTGGTGGCACCCTCGAGTATCGACCGCTTGTTGTACGTTGGGTCTGCCGGCGTCCCCTGCGTCTTAGCACCCTTGAGCACCATGAGGTTGATCGTCTCGATGCTCGTTTGGGTATTAAGCGTATAGCGTGCAGTCACCAGGTCATTACGCTTCCACCCTGTTTGACCGCTATCGACGGTGAGCGTATCGGTCTTACCCTGCGCGATGATCCCGTGACGGCCGCCCATGATCAGATCGCCGTCGGAGACCTGTACGTGATTAGCGTCCGACATGACCGCCTCGAGCCTCTTGCCTACATCCATGACGTAGTTGCCCGATCCAAATACCCCGGCATAGAGCGCACCGTCCATCGCCGCCGTTACGTGCTCACTCCCGCTGTAGCCATTTACAATTTTCATTTCTTACCTCCCTTCATAAAGGATTGAAACTCCTCGTCCTGCTGTTTGATAAGCCCTGTATAGTCCTGATAACACGCCTCACAGAGTAGGCGGCTCGTCTGCACACCCTCCGCGTCTATGCGGGTGATCGTGTGCCAGAAGTGCCCGCCGGAGCTTCCCGGCTTTATGTACTCCTTAGCCCCACATCTATCGCACTCATACAGGGTCACGCCCTCGGTCTTTGCCATATATTTACCTCCTTACCTCTATTCTGCATCGCCTGTCGCACGTTTTTCGCCGGTCTCGTATCGCACCTCTACCGTGCCGTCATAGCGCACCTTCACGATCTTCTTCGTGATCGTCGCGTGTGCCTCGATGCCGGTCGTCCGCTCGATAGCGTGGAAGGTATCGCCGACGGCGGCTATATCTCCGAGGTCATCGAGGCTCGATAGCTCCGCGCTCGATGCCTTATGGCGCTTCGCGAGCTCCTCTCGCCCCTTCTTCTCCAGCTCCTCCGCCTCGGCACTGCTGTAGTCGTATACCTCCGCAATCTCATCGACCCCGGTAAAGGTGGGGGAGGTCGATATACTCCCCGAGGCATCTGTGTAGAGGTGTATGACGGTACGGTCTGCCAGCTCGCCCTTGCCAAGGCATATGAGGTGATTAACGCTCCGATGCACGCTCACGATATGCACGGGGTGGGTATCGCTATCGATCTCAACGGTCTTAGCCTTTACAGCCTTTATGACTACCCGTCCGCCATCCCATGAGATGTACGGGCGCGCCCCTGCCTTGCTGAGTGCCTTAGTCATCCCATCCCATACGGTCGTGTAGCGGTCAAAGTCAAGACTGGGGATAGCTATTCCGCTCGACCCTGGTACCTCAAAGAGACTAGAGAGACCGCAGCGAGATACGAGCATGCGTATCATCGCGTGAGCCTCACCCTGCCAGTGGAGATGACCCGCGCCCGCGTCAGGCTCGATGATCCTCTCGACGAGTAGCCCGTGCCAGGTGCGCCCCATATAGGTAATCGTGTAGCCGTCATCCGCCGGCTCCGTCTCATCCACTATCCCGCCGTACTCGGTGCCGTATGCGCCGACCAGCGCCCCAGGATCGAGTCGTGTATCGGCGGGGCATACCAGCTCAAAGCGGTTCTCGTCGCCCCCAAAGGATAGATCGAGGGCGTAGCCGGAGAGGATGCCGCGAGGGACGTGCCGCGTGTCGGTATAGACTAGATCTAGCTCCATGCGGGCATACTCCTCTCCTCGTGCACGACGACGTCAAAGGCGAATGTCCCAGGCCATGTCACGTCGGACTTTCCCCGTGCTATAGGCTCAAAGGCATACGATCCCGACCCCTTAGCGCCATTTACAAGCGCGTCAAAGACATTCGCCTGCGTGCCGTCATGGCTGATCTTCACGGCCGTCTTGTGCCCGTGCCGTGTATCGATCTCTAGTCGCTCGCCCTCGGCGAGTGTCACACGCGCCCCGTAGCGATTGCCCCCGATGATCACGTAGGGATCGGCACACGCGCCGAAGATACGCAAGGTGAGTCCGCAGCTTGATATAGAGGGGTTGTCGAGCTGCTGTATCCGCCGATCCAGGGGGTAGGCATACGGCCAGCCGTGCGGATATTTGCACTTGAGGCTCGATGCCGTGTGCTCGTCACGAATCAAAAATGAGTACTCGGTACTGCGCTCCCAGACGGGGCGGGCGGCGTGCAGCGTGATCTCGTCATTGAGTATCCCGTCATCGATCCACCATAGCCCCTTCGATGACTTCGTCCTACGGCACCGAAGCGACCAGCCGCGGACGGTGAGCGTCCCGTCTACATTCTCGGCTGTGTCGGCCTCGAAGATATCGTCGAGGCGCTGCCGATCCTCAGCCGTTCCCCCTCGTAGCTTCGCGCTTATCGTATAGTCCCGTGCCTCACGGCGTGAGGATACCGTCCGCCCATTGAGATCGTCGCACGTCCACTCAACGTCGTTGACGTCGGTCTCGGAGTGACGGAGTGGCCAGTGACCGAACTCTACGCTCTCGCCGTAGTGGTTTGTGTACTTAATCATTGACGGCCTTTCTGCACAGTCGGGCGAACTCCGTCCGATCAACCTTCATCACGTACTCATCGGGGATGGCCTCGAGGATCGCGCGGAGTAGTGCCGTAGCCTCGGGGTCGCGTGCATCGACATTGACCTCCACCGGCTCGGTCTTCTCCTGCTGGCCGTTAGGCCAGAGCACCGAGGAGGTGGCCATAGCGGGAGGGGCTGACCAGTCAACCGTACGGAGGGCGGGGGAGTCCACGAGCCGCTTAGCGACCTTCTGCGCTATGTCCGTCGAGAGCGTCCCCGTCATCTCCTGGGCTAGTGTCTGCGCGAAGGGGCGCGTGTAGCGGCGGTTTGTGAGCGGCACGACCTTATTACCGAGTACCGCCTCCGCACCGTCCTCGCCGACGAGCCCCGCATTAGTCATGACGGGGCGCACAGCGATACCGTTTAGCCCGCCGTCAGCGTGCTTGTATACTTTTAATGGATAGCCGAACATCCCGCCTGAGGCGTAGCCCGTCGTATTCAGGTGTATTGCCTGAGAAGCAATACTTGCAATACGGCTTGATAGCCCAGATAGGGCGCTCATAGCCGCCTCGGTTGCGACGCTGATTGTAACTGTCTTGTCGTACGGGATACTCCGCACAGCACTATTTACCGAGTCCGCATTACCCTCCGCCGTCGCCGCCGTGCCGTTATCGGTGATGACGAAGTCTTTATCGGCGATCGTATTAGCGTCGAGGTGGTCAACGTTAGTATTCTCGATCGAGATAGTCCCGTCGTCATTGACGGTAAAGTGCTTGCCGTCGATTGTCTGCGCGTCCAAGTCCCAGACGCGCCCCGCCTCATCGGCTATTGTGCCGTCATCCGTGACATGCAGGTGCTTAGGGTTGATATGTAGCTCATTCGTCAGGTCTACCGCGTCCCTGATCTTCGACATATCCCCCTGAGCCTCTTGGTACAGCCGTGCGAAATTCTCAGAGCCGAGCGAGGCGAACTCCTCCGCAGAGATGCCCGAGGCATCGAGGGCAGAGGACAGATCGTCGGCAGATACGCCGAGACGCTCAGCGAGAGAGGAGAAAGCCTCGCCGCTGTCCTCGGCTTTGTTTAGTGCCTCGGCGAAGCTCTTTGACCTCTTGGCTGCCTCGTCCGCCTTCTGCATGTATTCGGTGGTGTGTTCGGTAAGAGTGGCGATTGACTCGTCGGCGCTATCTAACTGCTTTTCAAGTCCGGCAATTGAATCTTTGAAAGCTTGATCTTGCGAGTCATGTTGTGCATTTTGCTTCTGCTCACGTCCTACGCCTGGGCGCTGTGATTTTTGCCACTTGGCATATGCTTCTTTCTCCTTATTGAGCTTTTCGGCAAGATCCATCCGCAGCTTCATTGCTTCAGTTAGTTTTTCCTGGCCTGCCTGCGCCCAGGCATTAGCGACCCATGCGTCAGTATTCTCCTTGACCTTCCCCGTTGACTCGCTGATCTTGCCAGACTGCTCGTCTATGACCTTGATATTATCGCCCGTCAGCTTGTTGTACTGCTCAACAGCACCCTTCAGCTCAGCGACCTTCTCGGCGCTCCCACCGCAGTTCCCTGCCAGCTCGGAGATCTTATCGGCGTACTGCTGTACTACGCCCGCATTCTGTCCAACCTCGGTAAAGCTATCCTTCATGGACTGGGTAAACTTCGCGCCATCCTCGGCAGCACTACGCGCCGAGTTGACGACCTCGTCAATCTTCCCGCGCATCCCGTCGAGGGACGTGGAGGCGCCGCTTGCGCTGTCGCCCTGATCCTGGATCGACTTACCGAAGAGGGATAGCGCCTCACGCGCGCCGCTCGTCGAGGCGGTCATATTGTCGCAGTGGGTCTTCCACTCTTTGAATTTGTCGTAGAGCGTACCGAGCGCAACGACGATCGCGACACCAAGAACACCCTCAAGCGCACCCATGGCAACATTGGCGATCTTCACGCCCTCCGTCATCGTCTTAAATGCACTCGTAATATTGCCGATGCTCCCGACGAGCCGCCCCGCGCCATTAGTGATAGGTCCTATCGCCGCGGCGACGAGTGCCATCTGGATGACAGCCTGCTGCTGCTCCTTGGACATGCCAGCGAATGCCTCAGCACCGCGCGAGAGCATATCTATAAGCGGCTCGGCGGCATCGAGTACACCCGTGAGGGCATCGGCGAAGGAGCCACCGAGGGAGATACCTACGTCGTTGAGCTTATTCTTAAATACTTCGATCTTTGATTCTGTCGTCTCATAGCGCCGCGATGCCTCATTGGTCAGCGCGGTATTCTCCTCCCACGCCTGGCTCGCGGTCTGTACGCTCGCAGCCATGAGGTCAGCCGCGCCGCTCATACGCTTCATCGTATCGCTCTGCCGCAGGCTCGTGATGCCGAGGTCATCGAGTACGACGTTGAGGTTGTCGCCCGAGTCGCCCATTTGCCTGAATACGGTCGTTAGCGTGCCGAGTGCGTCGCTGCTCCACGCCGCCTTGAATTCCTCGGAGGACATGCCCGCGACCCGCGCCCAATCCTCTAGGTGCTTGCCGTTAGTCGCGACCTCCTTGTCGATATTCGACATGATCGTCGATATAGCGGTACCGCCTGCCTCCGCCTCGATGCCGACCGAGGAGAGGGACGCGGCGACGGCGAGAATCTGGTCATCGGTGAGGCCGATCTGATGGCCTGCACCGGCGATCCGCATGCCCATATTCATGATTGCGGATTCTGTGGTAGCCGAGTTATTGCCCAGGGCGACGAGCGTAGCGCCGAGCCTGTCTACATTGTCGTAGCTCTGCCCGGTGATATTCATAAACTGCGCGAGCTGCGTAGATGCCTGCTCAACGCCGAGGTCGGTACTAACGTCGAGATCGCTTACTACGTCGGCAAACTTGACGAGGTTCTCCTGCGCGACCCCGAGCTGCCCGCCAAGCTCCATAATCAGGTTAACGTCATTAACGTTGACCGGCTTAGACTTGGCCATATCCCGCGCGGCCTGGGAGAGCGCCTGGAACTGCTCCTCTGTCGCGTCTACCGTCTTGCGTACACCTGCGAAGGACGACTCGAATTTGACTGCGGCACTCGTTGAGAGACCGCCGACAGCGGCGAGGGGAGCGGTCACGCCGACGGTGAGGGCGGTACCGACACCACGGAGGGACGAGGAGAGCGCCTGTGCCGCCTTATCGCCCTCAAGGATGCCCTTCCATGAGAGACCTTTCAGCTCGCTTTTTGTCCTCGCTACGCCGCTGGTTACCTGATTCGCATCATAGAGTACCCGTACTCGTACCTCGCCCACATCGGCCATATCTAGCTCCTAGCCAGCGCCGAGAAGGCTCTATCAGCCTCGGCGCTCATTCGCGCGTAATCATCTGCGTTCTCCCTTTCTTTAAGTGCCCAGTGCGCACGCATACGCCTAAACTCACGGCGCTCTCGCTCGCCCTCCGGCTCCGGTGCGCTCCGGTAGTACAGCGCCTGTCCGAGGGGCGTATCACGAGAGACGAGACCGACGAGCGCGCATATATCCATGTACGAGGCGCGCTGTGATGCCTCTGCGACCGTCATGCCGTACTCGCTGAGCAGCGCAGCACGGACGAGGCTCGCGTCCTCATTCCAGTCGAAAACCCGTGCTCCGGCGCACTCTGCCGTATGCTCACCGGCGAGATCGATCCCGTATAGCTCCCAGACAAGCCGCAGTATGTCGCCGTCGGCTAGATACTCGAGGCTCGCGAGGTCGGGGAGCATCAGGCTGAGTACCCGCTCGATGCGCTCCGCGGGGGTGCTATCGTCCTCGAGGGCGCTCATCACATCGAGGGAAGTCGTGAGGTCATCCCGTACGGCGATCTCATGGCCGCCGACAGTGACGAGCGCACAGTGGCGCCCGTCTACGACCGTCTCACGCCTGTTGAGCTGCATTGTCGGTCAGCTCCGCGAATGCCTCGGCTTGTACGTGCGGCATCACTGCATCGAGTACATTCTGCTGGCACCAGACGACGAGCGGCGAGATGAGGTGATTTACCTCTGCGTCGGGGATATGTGCCCCGCCCTTGAGCCACTTGTAGATCGCTAGGCGCTGCGTCTGTCCGAGACACGCGTCGAGCACGTCACGATATACCTTCGCGATTCGTTTAGCGTCCTTGTCCGACACCTCGCCCTTAGCGATTTTGGCCTTAAGCTCGGCAAACTGCTTCTGCATCGCTGCGATCTTCTGCGCTGCCTCATTGATGCTCGCGGCATCCATAGACATGCGCGCTACCGGTGCGTCCGGTGCGTCCGATAGTCTGATCTCCTCGACGGCTCGATGTATGCTCAGCGTCTCCATACGCTTCTCCTTCTACTGGTCGGGGGCGGTCGCCCGCCCCCTTGTTGCTTACGCTGCTGTTACGGTGATTTCGACGGTCTTGCCTACGCTCGGCAGCACTGCCGACTTGACCGTGAGATTGGTCTTGCCAGCCTTGACACCCGTTACGGTGCCGTCGATGGCGACTTTTGCGACGGTGTCGTCCTCTACCGCGTAAAGCAGTGCGTCAGAGGCTGTCGCTGGTGTGACTGTCGCCGTAGCCTTGACCTTCTGCCCGATCTTGACCGTCACGACAGATGCGGTGATGCTCTCGGGGAAGGAGTGCTTATTGCCGGGCTCGATGACCGGCAGACCATTAAAGCGAGCCTCGAAGGAGAAATCGCCCTTAGAGTTCGGATCGCCGCCGCCCTCGGAGATATTAGCGAGGGTCACGTCACCCGTGGTCACCGTGCCATCAGGCGCAATGCGTTTGAAGTTGGTGTGACGCTTAGCGCCGTACTTAACCGCCAGGCTAGCGATATAGTCCTGGGCGGGGTCGCCGAATTTGCGGTGACCGGAGAAGCTACCGACGATCTGACCGCCGGTGACCTCCGTAGAGGCTTGACCCTCGCCGTCGTAGTAGTCGTCATCACTCGACTTCTCGTTGCCGTCCCATTTGACGGAGTTGATACCTGCGCCGACGCGCGCCCAGGTAGGTGTCTTCTCCTCCGGCGTGGTGTCGATCATGTATAGGTTTGTGTAGTTGAGCGCGAATGCAATATCCATCTCTAGCGCCTTTCCCGTGCGATCTGCACGTTAATCTTGACTTCCCATGTGTCGTATTTGCTGTCATCCATCCTCTGCGGCCAGGTGTATATCTCGGTCTCCTCCCAGGTGTAGCGCCCGGAGGGAGAGGGGAGGGGGATACCATCGAGCAGCGAGACGATACGCTCTACAGCCTCGCGGGCTTTATTGCGCCCGAAGTAGCGGGCGATGATCTGTACCTTCGCCCCGAGGTGCTGCGTGCCGTCGAAGTCGGTGCTGGTGACCGTCGCGGGGAGTGCCTGGACAACGACCCCCTCATTGCCGGTAAAGGCATCGAGCGCCGTTATATGCGCCTCGATACCCGCCGCCTTGATAGCCGCTAGGACGGCCTCATCTGCATCTATAAGCCTCATCGTCTGATCTGCCTCGCTATGCTCTCTGCTACCGTCCCGTTCCAATCGTTCATGTGGTGGGACTTGGCCTCCTCGAACCACTTCCCACCGGTACCCGCAGTCGTCCAGTGCGTCCCGTCGGGCATGTCGTACACCGGTGCGGCGTAGTTCATCGGATAGACGATCTCGTCCTTAGATACCTTGACCGTCCCACGGAGCGCCCCCGTGTCCTTGGGGACGTACGGCTCCATGTCCTTAGCTACCCGCTCGGCAAGTTCCTCCTGGATGCCGTCCTTGCACGCATCGAGTAGCTTGTCGAAGCCTGCGAGATTGTGCGTAATGTCAAGGCTCATCCGATATGCACCTCCCAGTGGTGTAGTTGCCCGTATAGCCCGTGCAGCTCCTCCACCTTGATAGCAGCGCGCCAGCGCCCGCCGTCGAGCCTCACGAGGCTCCCCTCGGGGATAGCGAAAGCCCCGAGGCTATTAGCCGCATCGATAAAGAGGATTCCCTCGGCTCCATCAGCTACCGAGACACCGTGACCGAGTGAGAGGGCGCCCTGAAAGCGCACGCCCTCGATGCGGCGCGGCTCTGTCTCGTATCCGCCGCCCTCGGTCATCACTCGTACCTCTGCGGTCTCGCTCAGTAGCTCTGCGGGAATGGGGGCAATCATGCGATACCCCCGTACGACATTCCCGTACCGGCGAGGGCGCGCATAACCGCATCGATAGCGCGGTTATTCATCTCCTGCCCTGTCCGCTCATTCATCCGGAAAGACCCGAGAGTAAAGCCACCCTCGCCGTGTGATAGCTCACCGAGCGCCGCCATGAAGGCATGCTCTAGAGCCTCCTCGTCGGTCGTCGGATTGATCCCTACGACATAGCGGACGAGGTCGGCAGCGGACAGCTTGAGAGCATCGTATGACGCCTCGGGGAGCTGCCCGCCGAGAGACTGATAGCGGCTGTAGCTAGGCGCCTTCACTATGCCTTCTTGCTTGTGTACACGCCCGCAGCCTTGTTAGCCGGGACGATAGAGCCGTATACCCAGCGGTTCTGCGCGAGCCAGCCGTCGCCATTGGTATGGCTACCGGGGGCGAAGAGGTAGAGAGCCGCGCGCTTGGTGATGTACTGCATCGTGCGGTTGCCGCCGCTGATCGCGGTAAAGTCGGCACCGAGGATGCTGTCGGCAACCTCGTATACGTTAAAGCCGTTGTAGCTTCCCACGGTATCCGTGATGCTCGTCTCGTTCGACCACTGGCGGTTTGTCGCATCCTCGAGCAGCCCGAGGGCGGCAGAGGTCATATAGAGGTCTCCACCGTGCAGACCAGCCTGCGTGAACTGCGTACGTGCCTTACGGATTTCCGCCTTGATGTTGGCTGCTGTCAGGGCAGTGGTGCCCTTAGTAGCCGCCTTAGCCTTGGCGACCGCGAAGAAGTCCTTGTCGATCTCTGGCGCGAGAATGGTGCGCTGATACTCCGAGATAGCCTTCGTGATCGGCACAGCAGCCTCGTTGATGGCGTCAACAGCGTCGATGTAGAAGACCTTCTCGTCATCGTGGGCGAGTGTATAGACCTTACGATCTACCTTGATATCGCCCTCGGCGCTCTTGAAGCGGTTATAGGCGACCGGTGCGGGGGATGCCCCGAAGCTGAGATCAGGTACGGACACCTGCTTAGCCGTCAGAAATTCCGCGCCAGGTACGGAGTACTTGCTCGCATAGGTCGAGGCGACAAGCACCTCATCGAGTGCGTTAGAGTACGCAACCGGAAAACTTGTAAATGTAGTAGGCATTTGTTCCTCCTAATCTTTGATAGGCGGGAGACCTGCGGCCTCACGCGCCCTAGCGATGCTCGCGGCATCGCCGCCCTGCCCGCTCGGGGGTAGTCCCGTCGAGCCTTTCTTGGTGAACAGATATGGCTTTTGCTCCATGAGCTTGTCTACGTCGCCGTTCTCGTCGAGTAGACCGAGAGCAACGTCTACATCCACACAGCCCGCCTTTGTCAATCGGTTAGAGTTGACGCGATCAGCCTCCGCCTTCTTCGCTTGAGCTTCCGCTTCCTCACGTGTCTTTTTGAGGTCGGCTTGTAGCTTGGTGATGATCTCGTCATTGCCCTTGTACTCGGCCATCTGCTTCTCAAGGTCGGCAATCTGCTGCCGTGCCTCGTCGCGCTGTGCCTTGTACTTCTCTGCGGCCTTCGCTGCATCAGGCTTCCCGCCCTCGTCGCCCGTCGGTTCCGTCTGTGGCTCCGTCTTGGGTTCGGTCTCGGGTTCGGTGTTCTCCTGCGGTTCGGTCTTGTTCTCGTCGTCCATACCTGTTCCTCCTTGGTGTTTGGTCGGCGGTTCTCTCCGCCCGTCATGGTGCTGTCTCGGCGCAGCTGCCTCTATCGCGGGTATAGGCTCCCGCCTGCCGCCCTATATTCTGCGCCCCGTGTCGCACAAAAAAGGGGGATGCCCGTCTGAGCATCCCCCCGGTGTCTGTATGTCGTCTCTCTACGCTCTCGCGTGCATGTACTCGCCTATAGTCGCGATAGCCTCATCGGCTCCCCAGCAGACCGTCGCAGCGTATCCCTGCTCCTGGAGTAGCGATAGCCAGCGCATCTGTGATTCCGTAGGCTTATTACGTCCCGCCTTCATCTCGATATATAGCCCGTGGTATACGCCACGCGCTACAGGGATACAGAGATCGGGGACACCCGCGACCATCCCTAGCGCCTTGAGGTGCGATGCCGTCTTAGGGTTACGCTTTGCCTCATTGGGGATGTGATAGAAAGGTATGTCCCTCATCTTGAGATAGGCCACAACAGCCTTTTGTTCATCTGCCTCGCTCATATACACCGCCTCTAAAGAGAGAGCGGCGGGGCGCAAAGAAGCGCAGAAAGAAGCGCCCCGCCTCACGGGTAAAAGAGAGAAAACCCCGTGTGGCTATATCATCGCGCACGTGTCGCACAAAACGAGGGCATGAAAAAGCCCCGATAGTGAGTGCGGGGCTCTACAGAAGCGCCTTTGTGGCCTCTATCAGTATGGGGAGGCTCTCCGTAAAGGCTGAGCCGAGAAGATGAGCAGCCTCTCGCATCTTTGAGCTGTCGCGGAGATACTGCGCGCCTCTCTGCGTGATGCCGAAGTCTGTACCGGCAGTAACCTCACTAGTGCCGTCGTAGTACGTCTCGACGCTAACGCCGACTATCAGTCCATCGGCAACCATCGAGCGAGCTACCATCGCCCAGTACACACTGCCAGCCTTTGAAATCTCGCGGGCTTTGGCGATACTCGGGACTACATCAGCCTTAGCGCACGCCATGATATAGGCGAGCACCTTGTAGACAATCACGTCGAAGTCGTCGGAGGACATGGCTTAACTACCACATTTCGTCGGGAGACTGGCGGTGAAGTTCTTCTAATTCCTTCAACCCCTGATCGTAGTACTCTATATATTCCGGCGTGCCATGACTATGTATATATTCGTCAAGGTCTACAGTGAGCCCATCTTCAGCCCATTCCTTGCATAGTTTGACCTCTTCATCGTAGAACGGTCGTTCGCTATAGAGATCTAGTGCCATTGTTCCGCGAACCTCCTTGCAACTGCCTTGGTAAATTCGGAAGACCTGCCTGTCTCGTTCCGCTCTATTGCGTGAGCTATGACCTCCCAGTGCTTATTTTTGTATTCATTTGCAAGCATTGGATTATTGCCAAAAATACGAGTCAACTCGTTAATGTATCCCCGCGAGTTAGATCGCCAACCCATGTCTTTCAGTGCCGCCGCAAGTACCTTCTTGCTATGGATATTATACGCCCTTATACCTGATGTTGAAGCGAATTCGCGCATCTTAGAGCTTTTGTATGCATCTGCCGCATGAATAGCCTCATGCAGGCTGACTGCGTATGCGTCGTCCGCGTTTTCCGCTATATGGATCGTACCAGGTGTAGTTGTATACGCGCCAATCTTCTCGTGGTTCTTCGCCATAGCCTTGATATATGTTACGTCTATCTCCCCGTACAGCTCCGCGGCTCTCGCTATGCCCGCTGTAGACGCTCGCTGCGTATCGAGGGGGAGCGCCTGGAAACTCTCGCGTGCCTCGATACCGAAGTTACTAGAGAGATACCGCGCCACATCCTCGGGCTTAGAGAGCGCCGATACTGCCGGATTAGTCCACTCATACGGCTTGCGCTTCGCCGCCCGTGCTGCCTGCGTGATAGCTGCCTGCCTGCGTACCTCCGCTGCCGCCGTGGCGTTGAGATGTACGACCCCCTCGGTACCCTGCGCCCGTCGTATAGCCTCACCGGTACGCTCGCGCCATATCTCGCGCCGTAGTATCTGCGGGTGATCCGCTATGAGCTGATTGAGCGCCGCCGTCTGTCTCCTCAGGCGTGCGCCGACGATGCTCGTATCAAGACCGTTAGCACGCATTACCTCACGCTGCCGCTTGGATGCTCTGATACCGCGCTCTAGGGTGCGCTGCCGCCCGACGATCTCCGCCGCCTCATGCCGCGTGTACCCCGTGTCCTTTAGCGGATCATCGCGCTTGATGCCAGGGTGCCAGATACGGAAGCTGTGGTTACAGTTGTACCCGCCGAGACCCTCCGTCCAGTTAGGGTTTGTCCCGTACACGTACATAGTCCGCTCGTAGAAGTTGGGATACTTACCTGAGCCGTTCAGCTGGTAGATCCGCCCCTCCCAGGGTGCGTGAGTGTCGCGGCACGTGATCGTACACGATACCGCTACGAGATTAGCCCCCGAGATACCCGCAGCGGATAGGGTCGACTCGTATGTCTCACGCTTTATGTCGGTCAGCAGTCGCTGCCGTACGTACGCGTCCGCGCTCATGCGGACTGTCCGCGGGATGCCATCGACGACTCGGGTGTAGGTAAAGGCAGTAACACCACGCGCGGAGAGGTCGGCGACGGCTGATGCTACCGCCCGCTCATAGCCCGCCGCCCCCGAGGAGGCACGGGCGACGGCGAGACCAGTAGCGCGGCGCATCATGTCATTAGATGCACTCCGTGCCATCTCACGCGCGAGAGGCTCGGCGCGGAATGCCTCTGCGGCCTGCTCCGCCCTCATACGCGCCTCGGCGACGTGATACTGACGGACGCTCTCGCTCATACGAGCCGCCTCCGCGTCCTCTACCGCTGAGTACCGCAGAGCCTGCGAGTAGGTACGCGCCGCCGCCTTCCGGAGCCTCGGGGCATGCTTAGCCGCTGCCGTCATCATCTGCCGCGTGATACGATCGCGCGCCGCATGATACCCCGCGAGGGTCGAGGCAGCGAGTAGTCCCGCCGCCTCGATCGTGAGAAGCTCGCGCTGGTAGTCCTCTAACTCGCTATCCATGCCGCCCGCGGCGGTCTCTATCTCCTCCGGCTCTAGCATAGACTACCCCAGCGACATAGATGGCTCGATGCCCTGCTCTGGTACGCGCTCCCGTGCGGTCGTCTCATCCTCCCCGTACCACTTGACGCGGTACTCCCAGGGGGACATGACACCCGCGGTGACCTCCGCCATGTCCTGCTGCTTTAGTGCTTGCGTATCCTGAATGATAGAGTCATCAAAGATGACGCGGAGGTCGCCCTCAGCGGGCAGAGAGATGTTGAGCACACTGCGAGCGCAGTGGAGCACGGCACGGCTGATCTGTGCGAGGGATGCCCCGAGTGCATTCTCATGTGTCGCGATACTCCGCATGAGCTGGCTATTGTCGCTCGATACCTCCGTAGCGGTACGGATGCCGCCCGTCTGGTCAATGTCGAAATAGTGCAAGCCGAAGCCGCAGGCATCGCCCATCGACTGCAAGGCCGCGCGGTACGCCTGTAGCTGCTCGGCGGTACGCATAGACGGCGCGCTCACCTCAATAGAGTCCTTGACGCTCGAATTCGCCCCCGTAGCGACATTACGAAAGACCACATTGTCACGCCCGAAGGGGATGGCGACGACCTGCTCACCGTCACGCTGGTAGTCGATGAGGAGATCACTGATAAATACGCGCATCTTAGATAGGTCAACCTCATTCATTACCGCGTCATAGCACAGGTCTACCGATTGCAGCGTGTCGATCGCATCCGCGTACACGCTCTCGCCGTAGGGCGATAGCTCGACGCACGTGTTGTCCGTCCCTGGCGTGACGATGGCAAAGGTCGGGGTAGGGCAGCCCGTCGGGAGATCCTCGGCGACTCCCTCGATCTCGATCTCATGACCTGTCCGTGCGTCCCAGAGGTGTGAGACGATGTGGTATCCGTCATCACGCCGCAGGTGCATCTGTACCTGATCGACCATCTTCCCGCCGACACTCGCCTGGGAGGCGAAGGCGCACTCGCTCACTCCGTCGTCATCCCATGAGAGCGGGAGCACCGCGCTACCGCTATAGCGGCGTACCTGCATCGCACCCCGCTCGGTATCGAGCCAGAGAGCCCAGGCACCAGTACCGAGGGCGAATGCCTGCTGTACGAGGCGCTGGGCGCGGGCGAAGAAGCCTATGCGACCGTAGTACGCCGCGAGCCAGTCGGTGCATGTCTGCTCGCCGCAGTCTACTGTTGTCTTCTCGTCCAGCATGAGCGTAGCCCACTCCTTAGCCACGCGCTTAGCGGGTCTGATACTCCGTCGGTGGACTCGTCGGTATACCCCGCCCGAGCGGTCGTTATAGTCCCAGAAATCCCCCTGGGCGTGGAGTAGCTCCCACCACGCCTGGATATACGTATCCATATCGGAGGCGGGGAAGGGGTACCCCTGCGCCTTGATAAAGTCCTGCACGTGTGCAGGTACCGTGTATCGCTCCATATCTATGCTCCTCTCACGCACTCGCGCATCATCGCGTAGCGCACTGCGTCGATACTGTGGTCATTACCGTCGTTGTAGTCATCGAGCCATCTCCCCGCGCGATCCTTGGCGTACTCACACAGGGTGAACTCCTCCCAGGCTCTCGGGCATCGCTCGGGGTCGATAGCGATCTCCCGTAGTCCCTCAAGCCACTGGTAGCTCACGCGTCTCATCCCGCCCTTGTCTGCCGCCCGGGCATTCAGTCCGCACTGCCGGCGGTATATATCGATACTCGACGGCTCGGCACTATCGCACCAGACCGCGTCGCGGTGGTACGTCGGCTCCTTGTGCCGCGCATCCCGATACGTCAGCGCCTCGCGTACCATCGCCCCCGTATCCTGCGGCGTGGTACGGTTAGCCGATAGCTCGCGGAAGAGCACCAGGCGACGCCGTGCGGGCTGCCACTCGCACATGACGAAGCGCCAGGGATCGGGGAACCAGCCCCAGTCCACGCCGCAGCGGAGGTTATCGAAGCTCTCTACCTCCTTGTCGCTTAGGCTCACCTGTACGACATTCTCAAAGACGCTGCCGCCCGTCCCCGTGATCTCGCCGAGGAACTCCCAGCGGTAGCCCGTCGGGTGCTCCTCTTTCTCGTAGTCGGCATCCTCTATAAATTTCTCGCCGAGCCAGTCACTATGACCGCCGTCGATCACGTCGAGATAGGTGCTGTGGTCTACCACACACCCCCGCTTGCGCTGCATCTCCAGAGCCTTCTTGTTTACCCACGACCACAGAGACCGCGGAGGGTTATAGCTGTAGAACGTCCAAAACCTCGACCCGCCACGGCGATACGTGCGGAGCGTCGATGAGATGTCATCCCAGCCGTTGAACTCGTCGAGCTCCTCAAACCACTGGACGGCACAGTAGCCGACAGGGAACACCGCGCCCTTCCGCTTCTTCGGGTCGTCTAGCCCGCGGAATATGATCTTCTGCCCTGTCCGCAGGTAGACGATCTCCAGCGGGGACTTGGATGTGTAGAAGCAGCCATCAAGCCCGAGGGCGCCTATCGCCCAGAGGAACTGCCCGTAGACTGTATCCCGTAGCGTATTAGCCTGGCGGCGGAAGACAACGGCATTAACCCAGGGGAAGGTAGCTACTAGAAGGACGATTACAAGGCTGATAAAGCTCGACTTGGTAGAGCCGCGCCCTCCCTCGAGCCAGTACTCGTGATGACCGCACTCGGCGAAGACGTCGGCGAGGATGCTGTGAAAGTGGGAGATGATGAGGCGCGCAGCGTTAATCATCGATCGCCTTAGGCTTGACCCCCAGGATGATAGTCGGGGCGCTCTCCGTCGGCTTCGCGTTGGGATTATCGCTATACCCCGCACGATTCTTGAGCATGAAGATCAGCATAGCGGTATCAGGCTTAAGCCTCCGCTTACGCATCTCCACCCGCTCACTACCCTCCGCATCGCGTACCTTGACGATAGTTTGCTCCTCGACTGTCCCTGTAGCGAGCTTAAAGGCAGTATTCTCGATCGCCACGATGCTCTCGGCGCGTCCGGTTTTAATAGCCTCAGCTATTTCAGCGTGCTTAATCTTCCACTCGTATAGTGTTCCGAGGGCGATCCCCAGGTTGTGAGCGATCTCCTTATCAAGGCATCCCTTAGCGGACCAGTTCTCTATCTGTGCTAGCCCCTCGGGGGTAATCCAGCGGTGGTACTTTCCCGTCTTAGTCTTCGGCATGAGCGCCCCCTAACTTCTCAATGATGGCGCGCTCTCTTTCTGATAGCTCCCAGTAAGTGACTTCCTTGACAGCTGCTCGTTTGGCGGCTGCTTCGCTGGCTATTGCTTGTTTGGCGGCTGCTTGCTTGGACACAAGAAACCCGCCTCCGAAAATAGCCTTGCCCTCTTCCTTTTGTGCATCTAGCGCAGTGACCTTTACGCACTCGTCTTTTGCGATAGATAACTCTATGCCGTACTTACTCAAGCGGGCTGCTTGTGCGGCAGCTACAACCTCGTTAGGGTATTCGTAGCTGGCTAGCTCTTTGCTTTCTTCTTTGATATTCGCCTTGTTGGCTGTCTCTATCGCCTCATAGAGGGTTGGTACGGTTCTTATTCGTGCTTCGTCTAAGTTGGTAATGAATGAGGTGTTAACATTAGCCTTGTTCTCGTAGACGACTTGCGCCCCGCACGGTAAATAACACAGCTCTGGTTGGGTTGGGCTAAATAGCGTCAACGTTGGAGCAAACAAAAAGAACCGCATCCCGTTTTTGCAATAGAACTTAAGAATCTCCGCCAGAATGCTGAACGGTGGATTATCTACCACGCAACAGCCTTCTGGGTAGCTGTAGCTCTCATAATCGCCGCCAGGGTAGAAAGGGCGCACCATGGAGGCGCGGTCAATGTTATATTCGCTTGTCACCCATTTCGCTACAGCCTCGTAAACGTTGTCAGGGGTGTAGCAGTCATCTGTAGTCTTCTTGTTCTCGAATTTCTCTACGAATGCATCATGCTCGGCACTGTCGCCTTTTTGATCATCCCACTTCTTACGGTTTTCAAACCAGCTTTCGCCATCATCAAACCCGAAGCTGCCCCAGTCGAAGTCGAGGCTATCTAGATCGCTCTCGAGGACGCTCATATCGAAGCTGCTATTGAGGGTGAGCTGATTGTGTACGTGTGTATATGCCCGCCTCTGCTCGTCTGATAGGTGGTCGAGGTATATCACGGGGCAGGTGTCTATCCCTAGCCGCTGGAGGGCGAGGACGCGTCCGTGTCCCTCTACGATCTCCATATCCCCCTGGGGGTTATGCCATACCGCTATAGGGTCGCAGTTACCGAACTCACGCATAGAGTCGGCTATCTGCCCGACCTGTAGCTGCGAGTGCAGCTTTGCATTATGCGCATACGGTACGAGGTCGGACACGGCGGCGGTATGTATCTCTAGATCAGGCTGTGGCCTCATAGTCCTCCCTTCGCCTGTCTATACAATTATCCGCCCCGTGTCGCACATAATTCGACCTCGTGCCTGGCTCTCGCGTGTCGCCTACGGATAGCCTATCTGTAGACTACGCATCGCCTACAGGTAGGCTACTCGTCGTCTATCCGTCGAATATTTACCATTGAGGGTGTAAGTTTCATTGATAAGACAAACGCAGATGGATGCGGCCTATCTGTATCCGTCGCCTGCTCTGCTGTCTGCTCTGTCGTGTCTTCTTCCCACTTGCCACGACGCGCGATTTTTGCGTACACCATTTGCTTTGCAGCATCTGTATAACCCTCTGGCAGCATGCGCAAAAGAGTCTCGCATGTGACGATTACGTCCATGCACTCAATAGCTACCTGTTCAGTGTTGTCACAGGCTTTATTGACTTCGCCTACTTCCTTAATGATTTTCCCTATTTGGCTTGTGATATCGATATCGCCGTTGTCGTAAGGCGGGAAGTTGTAGTTGTACGTCTTTATCTCACCCATTGTTTAACCTCTTTTCCGCAGTTCGAACAGTAGCGTGGAAGCCAATCCATTCCCTTTGGTACGATCGCCCCGCAAGAGGCGCACTTAAACACCTCAAAATTACGTTTATACGGAAGATGTATAAGACTTATCAGCAAATCGCTCTTTGTCATTCAAATCCAGCTCCATAACAATAGTCGTATGTGCATTCCCAATATTCTTCGTCGCGCTGCATTACAGCCCCATATTTCGGGGTACCGCCGTTGAGGTCGCCCCAGAACCTAAACCTCCAACCGTACAGAATGAACTCGTGGTCGTACTCGTCTGGCGCATAGCGCGTACCGTCGTACTCCTCAAAATCATCCAATCCGAGCATGCGCGATAGTTTGTCGAAGTCAAACTCCTCTGGTTTGTCAGCTCCCTTTTCCCAGTGATAGATTGTTGGCCATCCTTGCTTGTAGCAAGCGACTCGTGTATCGCCGTCACCCATCACGCCGTGCTGCGAATGACGGTACCAAGGAACTTTGCCGCCTCCATTCTTGATGATGTTCGCGTAGACCCTCACGCCACTCGGAAAAACCGCCTCGTCGGTGTCGTACACGCCGACGTCCTCCTTGTCACGGCGGCGTTTGGCGTTGAGATGGACGAATGCGCCATAATCGCTATACGCCATCGCTACTCACCACCCGCGCACCGCAGTGGGGGCAATACCGCACATAGTCGGGGCTTACATGCTTGCATCCGCATTCACTGCATTCAAAGTGCGGCGCTGGCCAAAAACCTTCTTTCGGTGGTTTGCTTACGTCCGCACACGTCGGGTCTATCAGGTCGGAGAGCGTACTAAGCACGGTGCGCCATGATCCGTCTTCGACTGATAGAGCACGCTTGAGTGTCGGCAATAATCCGTCCGATCCTAGACAGTCCCTGGATATGTATTTCAATTTTTTGGCTATTATTTCTCGCGTTTCCATTTGTCTCTTTCCTTTCACCAGTTTCCGTGCTTTGCCGCATCGTCTCCGAGCGAGATTTCGTACTCTATTGCTGCCCATCTCGGCTTACCCTCACACCCAAAAGTGCAGCCGTCATCTGGTTCAACCGTGCCGCTTCGCTCCATGCAGTAAAGCTCATTCGTGCCGTGGAATCCGACGTGTTGTCGCCATGCAGCATTTGAGCATTCCGCGCATCTGATTACTTTTTTATCCTTTTTCATCAGGCTTTACTTTTCGCGGAAAAGGCGCGATGCCTTGATCATGTAGTAGTCATTTAGCAGGGCGTATGTGTATAACAATGACGCTCTCTCGGGTTTGCTAAATTGCCATCGTGCACCGTCTATCGGTACGTCAAAACCTCCACCGAATCCGTGGCGTGCTTCCAGGTGCCACAGAAGCCACGCGAGAATACGCTCTCGTAGTTTTAATGTCGGAATCATACGTCCACCTCCGCGCCACAGGCGGCATAGCCCGCTATATCTACCCAGTTGTCACGGTGACCTGGGTCATCGGGGTGAGCGTGGTTATTCCGCGCGACCTTGAGCAGGATCATCATATTTGCCACGTCGCGGCGCTCTAGGTCAACGCCCAGGTACACGCCCCACATGCGAGCAATGTCCCAGAAATTGTCCTCAACGAAGCCGTATTTAATCTCGCGATCGCAGCAGACAACCTTCCTCGCATCATCGAGGAGACGGCTGCGCTCTGTCTCCTCTGTCATCGCATAACTAGCCTTCTTCGGGAGAGCCTTAAGCAGCTCTTCAACAAACGGCGTCTGCTCTGTCTTATCGTCCTCGCTCATATTCCAGTCCCTTCATCCCAACTACGATCTTCTTCAGCTCGACCGCCGTATCGTCAATCCATACCAGCGCGTCATCGAGCGTCGTCGCCGGGTTTTGTAGCGTCTCGGCAAGCTCCTGAGCCGCATCGATAGCGTCGTAGATAAAGTCGTCCATCTCGCTCACTTTCTGCCCCCTATCACCCTGGGAGTCTCTGCCCAGGCCATCGGTCTATAGTCGTCTCGGTAGTCTCGCCAGCACTCCCGATCCTTGGCGGGTGTCATCGTGTAGAGCCATACCCAGCCGCGTGTCTCATCCCATGCGATATGCAGCTTGCCCGCATGGACTAGCCCGTGGCAGCCAGTAGTCCCGCTCCCGCATAGACGAGCCTTCGGGATACGCCGCTCCATCTCGTCGGATACCCCTCCCGCGCCCTTCTGGACGATGTGGTGGCGATTAGTCGCCGGTCGCCCGCATATCGCGCAGTGGATACCGTCGTCCGCGTCTGGCTTATCGAGTAGTCCGTCGCTGTAGTCATCCCTGATCATGCCCTAAACCTCGCCTCTGCATAGTCCCGCTGGATCTGCTCGCGGAGGATATCCGCCTCGCGCTTCCGCAGATTGACCTCCTCGCGGTCTGCCTGGTAGTCAACGTCCGCCATCTCAGCCGCAACAGCGAGGTCACGTACCCGCTTAGCCCCCTGCGCTAGCTTCTCTGCCATCGATGCGGGCGTCCCGTCGGCTCTCAGGCGTGCCATCTCGCTCGCTAGCGCTGCCTTGTAGTCCGCCCGTGCCTCTGCTGCCCGTCGTCCCTCTACTCGCGCCCTACGGTTAGCCCCATACGCCTGGTTCATCGTGTCATTAAGGGCAGCCGATAGCTCGAAGCCGTCTACGTCGCTCATGCGAGCCTCCGATCTTGACCGCTGTAGACCACCGTCTGGCACATCTCGGATAGCCTGGAAACCATACGGCGGGCACTTGTCCCCTCCATGGCTTTCCCATAGTGCTCAATCAACCCAGCTGCCCCGTAGTTCGTCGTGACGATCGTTGGGAGGCACTTCGAGTAACGGGCATTGATGATCGATTGCACCCGTTCAACCGCCCAATCTGTCGCGCTCTCGCTGCCGAGATCATCGAGGACGGCAAGCCTGCACTTGCCCGTGATGACATCGAAGAGCTTCTCGCCGCTATGGCTGTAATGTCGGTATCCGTCCCGTATCTCGTCGAGCAGGTCGGGGACGTTGACGAAGACCAGAAGCCTGTACGTCTCGGGCTGACAGCGATTGAGCACAGAGCATGCATCGTGGGTCTTCCCCGTGCCGTACGAGCCTGTTAGCAGTAGCCCGCTCGGATTCTCACCGCGAAGGAAAGCCGCAGCGAAGTCTTGCACCTCTTGCCTTGCGTCCGAGAGTTTTGCATCCCGATAGCGCTGTGGCACGCTACCAACCGTATGCGCTCGTTGCATCTGCCATCACCTCCTTGCCGTGATTGGTCTTGCTTGGCGTGTCTCGTCGCGCCCAATTGCGGGCAGCGGCTTTCCAGTCTTTCATCGCGTTGCCATTCGATAGCCGCCACCCCTGGGCGGTGTAGTAGTCGCAGAACCGCTGGGAATCGATCGACAGGTCATTGCCCCGTGCGAAGTGATCAACTTCGTCCGTGGTGGGTGGGTGGAAGCGCGTTGCTTTGCACGCGCTAACACTCCCACTCCTACTCCTATTCCTATCCTTATCCTTCTCCTTATCCTTCTCCTTAAGCTTCGCGTCTGGCTTATCTAGGGTGCTTTCCGAGGTGCTTTCTTTATGGCTTTCTGGGTGGCTTAAAAGGTGGCTTTTAAGGGTGCTTTCTGGGTGGCTTTCTTGCGTGCTTGCAAGGGTGCTTTCCGAGGTGCTTTTAACCTTTGATCTGCCGCCTTTGCGCCCTGCTTGCTCAAGCCCGATTGACTTATCGATATTGGGCGAAATGAGTACCCATGCCATCTGCTCCATAGGGTCGTCAAAAAGAGGTTCAGCTCCCTCAAAGGCGTACGCCATGATTGCCATTACAAAGCCGCCCTGGCGCTCTTCTGGAAGCAATTTCGCGGCTTCGTAATAGCTTGAGAACATCGTCAATTTTTCAGGCATCACACACCTCCTCTGCCAGGCTGTAGCGCGTGACATTGCACTTCTCGCCATAGCGGTTGAATACCTGGACGGTCTCCTTGTTGATGCGCATGCCGTCCCTCTTCATGTCGCTGATCCTGCTGGCTAGGCGCATCACTCCCAGCTCCTCCATGGCCTCACGGCTCGTGATAGAGCCGTGGGCTTTCATGTATGCCTCTATGCGTAACTTCTGTATCTGCATAGCTGCCCCCTAGAATGGAATGTCTTCGTCGTACACGGACGCGCTGGCGTACTGTGGCGCCGTCTGAGGCTGCTGTGGGGGCTGTTGTGCTGTCTGTTGGTATGTGGGTGCGGGCTGCTGGTATGTGGGTGCGGGCTGCTGGTATTGCGGCTGCTGTGGGGCACCCTGTGCGCCCTCACGGGGTGAGAGGAACTGTATGTCGTTGATGATTACTTCCAACTTGCTGCGCTTCTCTCCGTTACGTTCCCACTGGCTCCAGTGGAGGCGGCCGTCAATGGCTACCTTGCTACCCTTGTGCAGATACCCGCTGATAGCCTGCGCACGGCTGCCAAATAGCGTGCACTCGACCCAATTCGGGCGGTCTTCCCACTCTCCGGTCTGCTGGTTCTTGACGCTATCAACAACGGCTACGCCGAAGCTCAATACTGCCGAGCCGCTCGCGGTTGTCCGAAGCTCAGGGTCGCGGCTCAGGTTTCCCGTGATAAATACGCGGTTAATGCTGCTCATGATTAAAACTCCTCTGTCGCACGGTTTTGGTTGTCGGGTGTCTCGTATGCCTCTGGTGCCTCATATACCTCTACAGGCACCTGCTGCGGCTCTTGGCTCGGTGGCATCTCGTCGCGGTCGTACACGCCGCCAAACTGCCCGGGGTATGCCTCTCGCAGCGCCTGGACAATGGCTACCTTGCGGATCATCGTCGCGGGCTTGCTCTTCCAGAGGCTCCGGTGTTGGTCGTACTCGTCCATCGTCACGGCTGCCTTGCTCGGGTGCTCGCGGTCTTTGACGTGTACCTTTGCCCAGCCTCCCAGGAGCTTCTCGCCGAGGGAGGGGAAGAACTCGCATCCCTCGCGCTTCTGGATTTGCCCCTGGCCATTGAGGACGGTCACGCCCGCCTCCATGCCATCGAAGCTGTCCTGGGCTGTGGCTGTACGGACGAAGTAGTCCTTACTCACGATCACGCTGCTGGATGTGTTCCCGTCCTTGCCCTGGTATACTGTCATGTACGCATCCCCGGCCAGGGGGTTCAAACCGCGCGCCTGACAGCGTGCCATGAAGGAGTAGATGTCCTTCTCTGATGCCAAGCCGTTACCGGATACGATGTACTTAGCAATTACTCCCGGAGTGAGGCGTACCTCCTGGCCGTCTGCTGCCGTGTACTCGACTTTCGCTATTTCTTGCGGCATTTCTTAGTCTCCTTTCTGAGATAAATATCGCCGTGGATCGTGTGTACCCCGATGTTCTCGTATCTCTTTGCGACCTGGTAAAACGTCTGATATACAGACCGCTGCTTCATCTTCTCGGGGCGGTGGCTCTTGTCTCCCTCGACGCGGGCGATCTCCATATCGCTCTCGGCGAATTTCTCTACCTGCTCACGCGCCCACTGACGCAGTGAGTTAGGGGCTTTCCGTCGTGGTATCTTGTCAACCTCCCTAAGCATCTACACCGCCTCCAAAATGCGCTTGTGGCCGTCTGTCGTACCGATACCGGTATCAGTGAGCCATCCCTTGAGCGCCTCACGCTCAGTCGGTGTGAGCCAGATCGTGAGCCGATACTTGATAGCGGGGTCAGGCTCTACCTCCTCGGCGTGCTGCACCGCCTTTGATACGGCGCTGTAGTCCGCCTCTGTGGTAGGTTCTGGCTCTGGCATGGGTTCGGGTATCTGTGCCTGTCGGTTAGCCTCTACCTCGGCGCGCATAGCCTCGATACGCTCCTGCTCCGCCTCTCGCGCGCTATTAAGTGAGATAGCTGCACCGAGATCTAAGGTGCGGAAGAACTCCGCCTCTGCCTCCTGGGCAAATTTCATTGAGGGAAGCTGTTTCTTAAGCGCCTCCCAATTAGCAGCGATCTCGTCTACCTTTGCGTATAACTCCTCGATAGCCTTTGGCAGCGATGGCGTTTTATTCAGCCATTTGGGGTCGAGCAGCTGCTCGAAGGTCACCACGGGGGCGAGGGCAGGGGCGTACTCGAGATACGCGTCCTCAATCTGCTCATACTTAGCAGCCTTACGCAGCCGTTCCTTCTCATTGACGGCACTAGCCAGCATGTCGGCTTTCTCGTGTGCCGGCGCAAGAAGGGTGTTGACGCGCTCCTCAAAAGCCTTGAGCGGCTCTGAGTAGGCTTTCTTTACGGCCTTACGTGCGCCGTCTACGTTCTTGATGATGCTATTCACATTTGCGCGTACAGCCTTGAGTTCCTTCTCTGGCATCTCTACCAGCGCCTCGAGTGTCATGCCCTCATATGGCTCCATGAGCTTATCGAGGGCGGTGGCCATCGCGTCGAAGTCGGCAGTGATTACTGCCGGGGAGAACTCGATAGCTGGCGCACCGTGCGCAACCTCGAATTTTTCAATTGCGGTCGTCTCTACGACTTCCGCTTTCAATTTCTCTGTCATTTCTCTCTCCTTTATGCGAGCGTGTCTAAAATCATCCAGGCGACTAGTAGCCCCGTTGGCACGCCAAACCAAAGGGCGATAAGTAAGTCCTCTTTGAGCGTGTTAGTCGCCATTTGCGCCGAGTTTTTCGTGAGGATTCTGTGAAGTCGGGTACTCTGACCAGGTAGTAGACATTTGCGCAGACAAATCGACGTAATCTCCACAATCTCGCTTTCGATCACGTAATTCTGCCTGCCGCGCCCGCCTCCACTCACGGCGCGCCGCTGCGTATGTCTCGCCGCTTTCGTTGTCCTTTGCATCCCTCTCGATCTCCTTTCGCTTCTCCCTGGCTTGCGCCGCTAGCTCTCTCATGTGGCACGCGGGGCATAGTCCGCTCCGCTTGATCTGCGTTGTCTTCCCCCCGCAGCGGGGACATATCTCATAGCGTCGGAAGGTCACGCCGATACGCTGCCCGTGGCGCTGTACCGCCTCCGGTGTGCGTCGTACGCCGAAGCGGCGGGCGAGGAGGCGGGTACATGCCTCTACGCCCTGATTCGCGCACTCTCGCAGCGCCTCGTCCTGCTCCGCGCTCCATCTCACACTTGTTCCTGTTCTTCCTCGAACCAGCGGCAGAAGACGGACCAGCGAATTTTTATGACGGGGCGCTTCTCACCGCTCTCGATATGGGGTAGGGGGTGGTATCCCTCCGCACGGTGACACGCGGCACGGATGTACTCCTGCGACACGCTGCCGTTTGTCATGGCAGCTATCACGCGTATTGTTTGCGGCTCCTCGAATTCCATCGCTACCCCTAAAAGATCGTTTGCGGGCGGTAGTCCCCGCGCTCACGGTCGTAGTGCATGAGCACCAGGGGCACGCCGTAGGCGGCACATGCAGCGATGACGGCAGCCAGGGCAGCGGTGAGACCCGTCACGTATACGACGAGTACGCTGTCGCCCCGATAGATTTCGTCGTCCGTGTATGAGGCGGCGTTAATTGCTCGCCCAGCTACACGGCTCACGCCGACTTCATCCGAGATGAACGCAGCTGCCTTGTCGTACATGCCGTCGAAGTTGAATACATCGACGATCTCGTCGAATATGTACGTATCGACTGGTAGCTCGTGACGACCACGTACGAGACCGGCTTTAATTGGCTGTTTCTTCTCTGCTAGACGCATGATTTCCTCCTCTATTTCGTGTCGAAGGCTGGAGCGCGGCAGAAGCTGTCGCTTTCGAGATCCCAGTACCAGCCAATGCCGTCAACGGTGAGAGACATGCAGATAAATGCGCAGGTGCTACCTGTATTCGTGTCGGAGTCGAAGCCGCATCGATCACGGATACGGTCTTTCAGTTCGTCGAAAGACATTCCTTGCGCTGCTTTGGTCTTGTTTTCGGTTAGTTCGCGGTTCATAGTGTCTCCTTTTCTTAATGTTTAAGTTTAAGCCATTTGGTAAAAATTTTTGAGGTGAAATCTAGTAATGCGGGTTCACTCCTTATTGCGCTTCGTTTTTTCACCTCATATTTAATGTTGAACTTAATATATATCATTAAAAGTTAAATGTAAACAATAATTTAGAATTTTTTTAATCTGTGATTTAATTATTTCGTCTGGGGGTGGTATTCATGGCTCAAGTCAGCCGATCGGTTTTCGGTAAAAATTTAAGAGCTTTCCGCGAAAGTCGGGGCATCACACAGCAACAAATAGCTGATGTGACAGACACAACAAACGTCACGGTTAACAAATGGGAAAACAGAGGAGTACAACCACGCAGGAAGATAGTTGACGATCTACTAGCATATTACTCGCTAGACGAAGACGACCTTCTTTCAGATGTCAGCGGTCTTTACGCCCAGATACACGGCCTCACCTCCGCGCCCGCGGGGGCTATAGCGGCCAAGAAGCCACGACGGGCATACGCGCCACTCCTGGGGCGTGTACATGCGGGGGAGGCGGTAGAGCCTGACATCCTCGATAGCGAGATACCGATCCCGTATGAGGTGTGGGAGCACCACCAGAGCGGCTATTTCCTCCAGGTCGAGGGGAGCTGCATGAATAGGGTATACCCAGAGGGGTGCTATGTATTTATCGACCCCGATATGACCCCGCAGGACGGATCTATCGCGGTATCGAGTATCGACGAGACGGATTATATTATGCGGCGGCTGCACATGGGCGCTACGACGATGATCCTCTCGCCTGAATCATTCGACGAGCAGTGGGAAGACTTGATTATTACGCGTGATAGTGGCAAGACGGTATCATTCCAGGGGGTTGTTGTCTGGTATCAGCCACAGGAAGAAATGAACTAGGGGATAGGGGTCTCAAGTTGAAAAAGGTAGTTCTATTAGCCGTTGCGGCGGCTTTATCCGTACTCGCTATTGCGTCATTCTCTGGCTGTGCTCTATCTGCGCTGTCTTCGCAGTCCAAGCCTGCGGATGTGGACGACGGTATGACCACAGTAGAACATGACGGGTATTCTTTTAAGTGCCCGTCAGACTGGGAGTGGGAGAAGTATACAGACGATTCGTTTGTCTGCCGCTTTACCGATGAAGAAAAAAGCGGGTTTATCTTTATACAAGAAGTTACCGCTAAATATGGTGACCCCAGCGGAGCTATTAGCCTAGATGAGATTTACGATACATGGCTAGCGGATGATAGTGAAAAAACCTATAAGGGGATAGAAGAGTTTAGCGTCGGTGGCTATGACTGGGTGAAAGCTATCGAGAAGAGAAATGACAAAAAAGGACAAATAGCCATCGGCTCAGTATCGTCGTCAAAATATCTCGTGATTGACTATGTTTATTACGATCAGCCAAAACATAAAGCCGACTTTGACAAGATGCTCGACAGTATAAAGCTGATATAAACGCCAGATAGAACAACGCTGTAAAACTTGTGTTGCCGATCGTGTATCAGGTAACAGATAGATGAATGGTGTAGAGAGCGGTATACAATGGCAGCGAGAAAAGTAAGCAAAAGAAACGGGGGCGGAAATGACGACTTTGGCGCTATTGACGATGCCCGGTCTAGACGGGTCGAAGAAGATCCGGAAGATGCGCGAGGAGAACGAGCGCAGCACGGAGACGATGCTGGCGCGCAGACGCTTAGCAGCGATGGTTCTCAATCTGGAGAACTCGCAGAAACGATCCTCTCAAAAATAGAGCAGCTGCCTCCCAATGATTTTATTGGGCTTATGCTCGCGGCTCAATCGAGTGAGTGGCATGGGCTTTTACCACCTCCCGATGACTACAATAAATACCCCGAAGACGCTAAGAGACGTATGCTCGCGTGGAATGACGCGCAAATTGTAGACGGGGCAAAGAGGAACGACAAGCTAGCTAACGCAGAGATAAAACAGGGCGCACGGGAGCAGTGGCTCTCGTTTATCCTTAATGCCCTTTTTATCTCGGCGGCGTTCTTTGCGTTTGTCATCACTGGTAATGCTGCATCGCTAAGTTTTCTCGCGGTGCCAGGCGTAACCGTCGCCGTGAATATCTACCGTAGAAAAGGGAAATAGCCGTGCGTTCAGCCCAGGGGTGTATCCGGGAGCTTAGCGGCGGTCGCCGTCGCGTAATGGTCGAAATGCCGCGCGACCCGATCACCGGTAAGCGTCGGCAGATAGCGCAGGTAAAAAGAGATGACCTTCAAAACTGTGAAAGTAGGAACATACGAGAAGTCTATCTCGGACTGTCCAGTCAAATCGCTATGTAAAGGCAGGAATCTCGCAATTGAAAGCTCTGTCAAAGAAGTACTTTTTGATCTGTCTGGGACAGACTTTTTCTCGATATCCTGCACGGCCGCGCTTGCCGAAGCGATTATGGCGTATCAAGGTCGTCAGCAGGTATCAGTCAGCGAACCACCGGGGTCTGTAGCAGATTATCTTTCTCGGATGAATTTCTATTCACTTGCGAGAATCGAGCACAATGAGTGCTTTTCTAGGCATGAACCACACGACAGGTTCATACCACTATGCGAGCTCTCGTATTCAAACGATCCTGGAAAGACAGCAGATCTGATGGAGTCTATGCTGAAGAAGAATATTGCGGACGTTGATGGATCGGTGACTAACCTTGCGAACTACGCTTTCGGCGAAATAATGGACAACGTGCTCCAGCATTCTGAAACGGCTGTGAGTGGATTAGCGGCTGCACAGTATTATCCAAAGCTAGGGTATGTAGAGCTCGTCGTAGCTGATGCGGGGCAGGGAATCGTTGCGAGCATGGCCGATAACATTTCCTATTCCGGTATGTCATCAGACGAGCTCATAGAGAAAGCATTCGAGGCAGAAGCCGGTCAATATATCGGTAAGACTAACTTTTCTGACGGCAAAGCATCAATGGGCATGGGACTCAATATAGCCTCTAAGTTTACGAGAGCGTTAAAAGGATATCTTTGGGTAGTTTCACGAGACAGTGCTGCAGTTATATCGAGCTGCGGATTCAAAAAGATTCCAGGCCTCTTCTATCCGGGAACGGTCGTGTGTATGAAGCTTCCGCTGCAGTCTAGTGCGAAGATCCTCGAATCTGAGATATTCGAGGGTGGCCGTAATGAGCCACTTCTCTGGTCTATCGAGGAAGGTGGATTTCACTGTAAGTCGGATATTATAGGAGACGATCATGTTCTTTGGTAATTGTTTGTGTGTTGGACGACTTGATGTGCATACAATGGGATTATTCGCATTGTCAAGCACCCCGCACGACGGTGCAATGAAAGGAGGCGGCTATGATTGTCAAGATGAACGGATTCGGGCATTCCCTAGTGAGCAGAGCAGCTGGGCGTGTCGCCTACAATCGTATAGTGTCTCTGCCTACATGGGGCACGGAAAAGACCGTATTCGACTTTTCTGGGGTTGGTTCCATTACGAATTCGTTTGCCGACGAGGTTTTTGGGCGGATGGCGTTCGAAATGGGCATGGAAGCCATGAGAAAGAAAACGTCATTCAAAGGGATCAATCCCTTCATGGCAAGAATTGTTCGTACAACAATAGATGCACGTGCAGATCAGAGCGAATTTTTGAAGACAACTGTATAGCGAGGACATTCTATCTTGCGAATCGCGTCGAGGAGCTGCTATGAGATCGTTTCATGGTGGCATAACGAAACTCGACAACGGTAGGTGGCAGGTTCGCGTAGAGTTTCCGCGTGATCGGATAACCGGCAAACGTAGGCAGATATCGAAGACCATAAGAGGAACGCGGCGTAAAGCTGAAAGAGTCAAGGCTGATATGCTTGCGGAAGCCGGGAAAGCCGATGTGACATGCGATGCGACCCTGCGCGAGTATGCCCTGGAAGAGTACTTGCCTTCCAAAGAGGCAGAATGTAAACAGAGCACAATAGATGGATACCGTTGTAGGCTTGAGAACCATGTGCTGCCCTACTTAGGCGATATAGCACTAGAAGATTTACGCACTGCCACAATTAGACGATGGCTCGATCGTCTAGATAAGTCTCAATCGGTCAAACGTGAAGCCTACAAGATACTCGATCAGGTGTGCAAGCATGCCATGTATCGTGACATGATGCAATCCAACCCATGCGACAGGATAAGGGTACCGAAGGTCAAACGCTACGAACCTGTAGTTCTCACTGCAGAACAGGCGATAGCTTACTTGGATCATTTCGAGGGTTCAAGTATTGAAATCGCAGTTCTACTAGCTCTCGGTTGCGGATTGAGACGCGGCGAGATTGCTGCCCTTAACGTAAGCGATATAAATTGGGAGACTGGCGCAGTCATTGTTGACGATTCGTATGTAACAACCTCCAAAGGGACGATTCGCAGCACAACAAAGAACGGCAGAGCTCGTACTGTTCATATGCCAGAATCACTCTTAGCAAGGCTGCACAAAATCGCCCCCAAGTCAGGTGCTCTACTCCAATGGGATGGCAGAAGATATAGACCGCATTCAATCACGGAAGCATATGAGCGCAAGATCCAATCACTTCCAGAAGGCTTGCCTAGAATTCCTCTGAAGAATCTTCGCCATACCTCTCTTACGCTTGCGTATGATTCAGGGGCGAGGATTACCGATGTGCGCGATCGCGCGGGTCATTCGTCGGAGGCAGTCACTGAACGATACTACGTAAGGCCAAAGATTTCACGTGATGCAGAGATAGCACAGGCGGTTGACTCTATGCTTTCTGAGCACTTCACAAAATTTCACAAGTGCACAGAATATGACTATATAGAAAGTGACTATAGTAATCACGAAATAGCCTAG